TCTTACCTTATCTTTTAGTTCTTCAACATCTTCCAATGCTTTATCTAATTGTGTTTTTAAAAATTCTATATTAACTTTGTTTGTCATATTCATTTCTTGAGTAGACTGTAATTTCTCTACAGTCTTATATAAATCTTCCAATAAAAAATGTTGCTCCTGGTCCGTAGGCACTTGTTCGGATTTCTTCAGCAAGTCGTTTTCAAACAACTCACGTGATGTCTCTAACGATACTAACCTTGCAGTCAGCTCTGTATATGCAAATACACCCATTGCAACTAGAATTATAAGGCTAGCTACTGTCTTCATCGGCATTGCAACTTTTGCGTCTTCTCCGATATCTAATGGTTTATTGGACACTTGGACCTCCAAATAATGCTAGGGCTACTAACATTAAAATTAATATTGCTGTAAATCTGTAATCCATCCTGGCTATCTCCATAAATTACTTCCAAAATTGCCACCACTTTTTATTTATTTTTTTATCATGTTCACAAGTAGAACAACCACAACCATTACCAACTTGACATGTGTCACCACAATGACAATCATGTTCACAATTTATACAAATCATTTTTTCTCCTCAATATCATAAAACATTTTATCAGAATCTTCTGTTACCCAATCCGATCCTTCACAGTCCCAGTACGTAGTTTGTACGCTATAGTCTGGCCAATCATTATCTGTTGTATAACTGTTCACATGCCAAATGATTCTGTTGTTTGGCTGCGCTGCATAATTACCATTTTTCAATGCCATTATGTGTGCACACTTGTGCTCTTGCGGAATTTCAGAATGTTCCGTATTTAGTATATTAGTCTCTGGATGCGCCCAGTCAACTGTAAAAAGATATTGACCTGGATAAAATTTCTTATCTTTACCTAAAAATTTACCTTCTACGTCAGCCAACCAATCAAAACAATGGATACTAGGATAATAACTAAAGCAATTCCACAGTTCGAGTTGATCCACTCGCATATCAGGCACGTTTTTTCTTTCAAATTCTTTTTGAAAGAAGGCTGAAATAGGTAGCCTATAAAAGACTGCACCATTTGGTAGCATGCAATGAAATAAGATTGCGCGACCTGAAATAGAGCTAAGCCCAAAGATAACACAGTCACTAGACTGTCCTTTATTTTTTTTAAGATCATAAAGATATTCCTTCCTTATTTTACAATAAATCGGCGGTATATTAGCATTTAAATAAGACATAGTACATTATTTTATTTCACCCCAATTAGGGCCTGATTCATAATCTACTTTATTAGGTACTTTCAAGTCAACTGCATTTTCCATAATATCTTTTATTTTTTTAGCTTGACTCTCTGATTCAATAGAGAAATCTAATTCATCATGAATTTGTATATGACCTATCAAACCTTCCTTATATAAATTAATCATAGCTCTTTTAGTCATATCAGCTGCACTACCTTGAATCAATTTATTTAATGCTTTGTATGTAAAGGCTCTACGCGTTGAATTGTTATACCAATAGTTTCTTCTAGGGTTACCTTCAGTATCTTTTAAAACTTTTCCATCTCTGTCTTTTAGATGTGGACCCATTTCTTTTAGTTCTAACATAGTGTCATGATCTTCTGCCGGAACAAATGTACCCCAATCAGAACCTCTAAGTATTGGTTCATACTTAGGAAATCTACAACGTCTACCCAGTAAAGTTTTTATCTGTCCTTTTGATTGTGCTGCAGACATAACTTGGTTCATTAGTTGTTTTACAAATGGAACTCTACCATGATAAGTATTAAATAATTCATCTGCTTTATCTTTAGAAACATTTAATTCGTTTTGAAGTTTTGCTTTACCCATTCCATAAAACAAACCTAAGTTAATAGTCTTAGCTTCTTTTCTATCTATCTCTGCCATGTCAGCTACAATTTGATGAAAGTCTGTTTTAGGATCTTCTTGATATGCTTCTGATATTGGAGTCGCTGAATCTAAACCAAATCTTAATGCATAGTGTGCAACTAAACGTGGTTCTTGTTGTGAGTAGTCAAACGTACCCCACTTACAACCTTCTTCAGGTATAAATAAACTTCTAATTAATGGTCCTGTATCTGGATCACGTGCCGGAATCTGTTGTAGATTAGGATTTGCATATGAGAATCTTCCTGTAACTGTCCCCCCATCATCAGATCTAATCTGATTAATGTCTGCATGTATTCTACCCAAATGTGAATGATTTAAAATAGTATCTATAAAAGTTGTACTGACCTTGTTTATTTTTCTAGCTTCTGCTATCATACGAACTACAGGATGATTATGAGTAGAAATAAAATTTTTAGTAAATGAAGGAGAGTCAGTCTTTTCAGTTCGGCTATAAGGTAGCTTCAGTTTTTCAAAAACTTCTGCAATTGATCTTGCAGCCCATATTTGAGTGTCTATTCCTGTTTCTATTTTTATTTGTTGCAATAGGTTTTGTTCTTTTATTGCCATTACTTTTTTTAATTGATCAGCTTTCTCTATATCTACCCGAACACCTAGGTGGCGCATATCAACTAAACAAGGAAAGAGATCAGTCTCAAGATTAAATATATCCTGGAGATCATCTTCGATTATAATTTTTTTTAAGTGGTGCCATAGCAATAAAGTTAGTTCAGCATCTTTTTCTGCATAACCACCAACTTCACTTGCAGGTAGTTTCCACATTTCTGCTTTAGGATCTAAGCCTCTTTCTTTCGCTGCTTTAGTAAGTAAAGCTTCATTCTTACCTTGTTTTAAATAAACCCAAGACAAAGAGTTCAATGAATATTGAAATCTATTTTCATCTATTATAGATGCTGCAATCATTGTATCTATAATTAAACCATTAATTTTAATACCTAAATTTCTAATCCAACAAACATCATACATTGCATTGTGAAATATTTTTGTAGCAGGTGATTCACATACATCTGTAAACCAATCTAAAACTTTTTTACGATCCATGTTTGGACCTTCACCATGTGCAATAGGAAAATAAGCTTTATAACCATCTACAGCTACAGCTATACCCACAACTTCACCACTACCTTTAATGGCCCCTGAACCCAGTTTCTTTAATTCTGGATCTCTTGTCTCCAAGTCAATTGCAATCTCTTCCGCTTTTCTTAGATCAGGAAACTCTGTGGGTTGTACCCATTCTGTAGTTGGCATTAACATTATTTCTTTTTCTCCTTTTTATATTTTTTACTTCTTTTATCATGATAAACTTCATACCATGTATCACATTTTTTACAGTCATACATGCTTACAATACTATATTCGTCTACGTCTTCTGTATCATAATCATTTTGCCAAATTAATTGTGAGTCACATGTAAAACATTTTGGCATTATTTTTTCCTCTTCATATCTTGCATTTTTTTAATTTCTAATTCACAATAATGAATTACTTTCTCTAAATCTTGTATACCATTTTTATTCATATAACGGCATACATACTTTATAACGTTTCCTTGAAAAAAAGAAAGATCGTTCTTAGAAATAAATTCATATGGTTGAATATGAAAGTCTTTGTAATGTGATCCTCCAATTTGTTTGTCTTGTGGAAATGATTTATCAAACATATCTTTATTACTCATATTTTTCTCCTTTAAGTTATTTGTGGCAGTCGTTGGTTTAACGGATTAAAAACAAAAGGGAATCGCGATCCGAACCAACATCCCTCGTTAGAGGAAGATGCTGCCACCCACCCCATAGGAAATGTCGCTATCCCGTTCTTTTTACACAGTTGTGTAATTCTATAATTTGTATGCATTAACTTTCTTTTTAGCTCTTAGTTTATATAAATTATTTCTAGCACGTGTGATTCCTACATACCAAACCCTATGTTCTTCATCACTTTTACTTTTACTTTTACGCACTGCTTTTTTAATTTTATTTGGTTGATCTAAACAAAGTATTACATTGTCTTGTTCTCCACCTTTGAATGCATGTATGGTTGATATGAATATTCTAGCGGGTGAATCTAAATCTTCTCCATTCTCCATCATTTCTTTAATGTATTCTTTATCTTCATACTCAACTTCTTTAAATGCATCAAACCAATCTAAATCTGGTTCCCAATCTTCCATTTTTTTTCCAATGTATTCTTCAATATCTTTCCATTCTTTTTCATCTAATATCTTTCCTCTACACCAGGAGTTATAGTTAACATGTGCATTATATACTCTGACTCTAAAAGATTTTTCTTTCTTTGTTTGATAATATAAATTTCTTTCTCTTAATTCTTTTTTCATACTAACTAATCTACTAATGGTTCTAGTTAATATAACC